AGTGTTTCCTGATGCAGTTTGTCTAACCTCTAAAATTTCAGAAATACCATTTTTTGTGTAAATTTCTGGAAATGGGTCAGAACCATGAGAAACACCTTTAGTAATAGTAGTAGTAGCTTCAACATAGGCTTTTAACTCTAATCCTTGTTCTACAACTGGATTGTTATTAAGAGCATATTTTTTTGTACCTGTTTCAAAGTTCTGAACTTCTGTTTCAACGTATCTCAAATCTTTAGAACGTTTTAAAGCAAGCTGAGTAGCAACAGGTTTTGAAATTTCATTACCTTGAATGTATGCTTTACCTGCTGAAATTGTCACAAAGATATAATTATCATCAGATAAGCCTTTAGCTGAAATTTGACAACCTGATACACGATAATTACCAGATTCATCATAAGTTCGTCTTGCTAAAGTTGTATTGATTTTATCAATAATTGTTTCGTCACTTTGAGTAGCTGAATTGAGCAGTTCTCCATCTACTACTGTGAATAATGTTGCAGAACTGTCGTTATTAGCAACAAGTTCTACAGAAGTTTTTAATCTGTCAGAACCAGACATATTTACATTTGCATACCCTGCTGCTGGGTCTAATAAATCTGGGTCATCATCTGATGTTATCACTTGCTCATTGATTATAACTCCAATTGTTTCAGTACCAGCCCCTTTTAAAGATAGAGTAGTTTCATCTACATCATAGATTGCTCCATCCAGATAAACTCTACCTTTAGTTACAGTAACTTTTTTTGCAATTGAGCCTTCACTTACTGCACTTATAATACATTGGCATCCTTCAATTATGTCACCATTAGTGAGTAGTGTTCCACTGATATCTTTGATATTTTGTTTTAAGATACTTTGAAGTTCGTTCAATTCAGCTGACTGTAAAATCAATCCTGGTTTAAACAGAATTTGACTGTAGTGTTTGATTCTGTTAAACGAATTATAGTAAGGTGCTTGACCTTCAACAAAATTTGTTGCCATCTTTTTACCTCCTTAAAATTCAATTATCATTGCGTAGTTGTCTCTTGTATCAGGCTGTCTAGTTACAACATGTCGATTATTTAACATGATTAAAAGACCTTTGTTTTTAATCTCTTCAGGAAGTAAAAGTGTTTTACTATTAGCAATATCACTACGCTTTTCTACTCTGGTATAGATACCCATCTGTCGATAGTTTACTGTATCAATTTCATCATAGTAGATTTCGGCTTTAACATATACCCACCTTGCTTGATATTGCATTGCTTCTTCCTTAGTAAGGATTTTCCACTTAGTTTTATTGTATTCAATAGTACCTTCATCTGATGGCATTACCAGTAGTTTTTGAGATACTTTTTTCATACAAATGAGTTCATCCAAGGCTTCAGCTGTTGGGTCTGGAGTTGGTGGTACAAATTCAGGGTCAGTAGTTTCTGTATCTTCCCAAGGTGTAGTTCTTCCCAAAGCAAAATAGACATTATCTTGCTCATAGAATGCCATGGCTCTATCAACATGACCAAGATTAGTGGTAATTGGTAGAGTTTGTCTCTGAATTAAAGACATATTCATTTACCTCTCTTTCTTAATTAGTAATTTCTACTGGCATCATAATATTATCCCAAATCATAGGGTAATTTAGCCAGTGATTTATCATGCTAGCAGTAGGATTATTTAGAACATCTGACGTGAGTTCTTTATCAGTTATTCCAAATAAATCAGCAATTTGTGCTATTGGATAATATCTGTAAACATCATCGTTCTTGAATGGAGTTCTACTGAGTTGTTCTATAGTCAAGTCATCAAATGCATCACATATTTCAGAAATATATGCTTCTCCAAAGATATAAGACAAAAGGTCAATAGCAGGTCTAATAGACAAAAACTCTAAATCTGTGGTATAACTTTCAGTAACAATGTCTATAGGAGGTTGATAACGTGACAGAATGTTTTCTGAATAAAATTCAGAATTTAAGTAATTTCTTTTATTCCACTCTTTTTCAAATTCTTCTAGTTGTAGCCACTTAAAAGTAGTTTTTCTACCAGATACAACACCTCTTTTATCAAATCTTGCAGTTGTTTCCGTAATTTCAGTATCTGGTCCAACAAGGTCAAAAGAAGTATTTGAGGGGTCACTAATATCAGTAGGTTTAGTATTCTTGAGTTTTTCTATCTCATCTTCATAGATAACTGATAATAGTTCCAAGTTAGGAATTTGTCTATCTACAGTATATTCTAAATCTATAACATCTTTAAGTATAACGTCATCCAGGTTTTGATTTAAAAATACTCCAAATTCTCCTAGCTTAATTGAAGGATTTCCATGAACTTGCTTTAATATTAATCTAGCTGCTTGCAAGTCCCAATTAGTTTCTGAATAACTAAAGGTTATTTGTCTTCCTGATAGAATACCAAAATTTGATAACTGAGGACAACTATTAGGGTTTTCATGAATATGATAAGGGGAATATAAATGAAACGCTTCTGATGGTGCAGTTTGTAACACCAAATCAAATAACATTTCTATGTCAACAGTAACTGAATCTTTATCAAAATATCCATCTAGGACTCCCCAACCACTCATTATTCGAGACCAAACAAGTTTAACTCCAGCAGCCTTTATAGTATTTAAGTATTCCATTAATTCTGAATTAAGTTCAGTTTCATCAGGTAAAGACATGTCTACTACACAATGACTCCAATAATCTGGAGATGGCAACCTACCTACGTGAGATAATTGACCTCTTTGAGATAACACAAGAAGTTCAGTCCATGGTTCAAATAACCTTATATCACTTGCTTCCCAATTATCTCCGTCATTGTTAAGATTAAGCCACTTAGCTGCTGCTTTTTTTAAAGCATTAATCGTTGCCTTAGGTTCTATTACAGTAGAAATGATTCTATCTGAATAAATTGGGTCTAATTCTCCAGCTTTTCTAGGGATATTGAAGTAATAACCCCACAAATCAAGCCATTCTCCAGTGGCTGTTTTTAAACAGATTTCTAACTTCATTTGGTCAATATCATTTTCTACCATTAGAAAACTTTTAAAAATAGCACTTATGATTATATTATGTACTTTGTTACTTTTGTCTAAATTAAGGTTATAAATTGTACGTAGATACTTGGAAAAAATAGAATCCGTAAATTTCATATTTACCTCCAATCTGAAGAGTAAACATAAGAAACTTCAATGTTACCTGCTAACACAAGTTCATTATTTTGAGCTTTTATGTTTTCTCCTTCAATATCTACTGTAATTACAACTTCACGATAGCTATTAAGTATTAGTGAAATTATATCTGATTTATAAAAATCATCTGCTACTTCGTAGTCATTTAAGTAGTTTTCGACCAAAGTTTTAATGCCTGGAATATAGGATTCAACATCAGTGTTATTAGGAGCTACAATAGTTATTTTTAGGTTTACAAGTCTTTCTACTACTGGTAATACTTTTACTTCTACTCCTGCTGCTCTGTAGTCATTAAGAGCTTGTTCAACTTTTACTTTTAGTTCCGCTGGTAAGTATCCATTTTTGTCGTGACAGTAAACATTTACAAATCCGATATAATTGTCATCAACCCAAACTCCTGTAATCCCTGGAACTTGTTTTACTCCATATGCTATTGCATCTCTTGTAGCTCTACCTAATGATTTTAAGTATAGCTTAAATCGTTCTTGTCGTTCTGTTTTGGTTTCTTCTTCTCTACCACCTGTAAATCTTGTATTATTTTCAATACGATTTATTGCTGTAGAAATTGTAACCAAATTAGTTATTTCTCCAATTTCACAGTTGCCAATGCTTCCATACTCAGTACAAGCTGCTTCAACAATTGCTTCAGTTGAACCTTTTTCTACTATGTAATCATCAGTAGTTTCATAATACACAATTTTGCTGTTCATAAGAGATGTAGAAAATCTTGTTCCTTTAGGAATAACTAAAGGATTTTCTAAAGCATCAATGAAATAAAGAGTTATATACCCACTAGCTTTTTCTTGAGTTATTAACTCAAATCCAAAAGCTGTATATATAGCAGTTTCAATTGCATATTCTACATTTTGTTTCATATGAAAATAAAATTCTTCCAACTGTAAAGCAAAAGATTCTGTTAAAGTTCTTAAAGCTGAACCAACTGAAAAATCTGACAATTTTCTGTTATCAGCAGTTATCCAAGTTGCTAAAGAGTTAAAAATTTGTGTAACATTTTTGATTTTTAGTCCCATATCATCACCGCCTATTCTGTTATTTCTCCAGTGTACCTGAATTTAGGATATGGAGATATTGGATAAATATCACAAGTTATAGTAATTATTGTTGAAGTTTTGTTTAAAGTTAAGTTTTCTATAGCACTGACTCTATTATCTTCTAGTATAGCTTCTTGAGCCATAAGTCTCATTTTTGTCAGATTTTCTAGTGAACCTTTTCTACCAATATATTTTTTTAAGTTACATCCCCACTCTGGATGTAGCCAAAGTAATCCTTTAGGTGTAGCAAGTTTAGTGGTAAGTTGTTGAGTTAAATTTTTAATTCCTGTTACCAATCTCAAATCTAATGACTCATTTCCTGACAATTCACCTTTAATATCAAAGTTATGAATAGTAGATTCATCTGTTTCTGTGTACAAGTCTAAGTCAGTCCCGTATGCTAATTCTTCCATGGTTGGCATAGATATATCTGATACTAATGGAGATACAACGTAATCATAAGATGGTATAAGAATGGTGTTTCCTGTTACTGCTACATTTCCTTCATAGATTTCTCCATAGCTTCCAATATACGGATAGTCTAACTTGTTAAATCTTACAATTTCTCTCCAGTCTTCAATACCATAGGATAGGGCAATTCTTTGAATTGAGTCTCCCTCAGATACTATATGAGTTTTGTAGCCATAGATTTCACTCATATTCTCACCTCCTATAAGTTAATATATGCCATAACATAAGATTTTAGTTGTTTATAATTTTTGATTAACAGTGTGAGTTGATACTGAATAAATTCAGGAGAAATGTCATAATTATAGCACTCTAAATTAAGAGTGGATAAAACATATTTTTCATATTCACAATTTTTAATCGCAATATTTATTAAAGTATGATTTATAGACACACTATCTATTGAAGATGCTAAACCTAAAGCAAAATCATATAAAGCGTATCTAATTGTAAATGCTTGTAACAGTATCAAGCAAAGGTATCTTGAATGAGGTGTATAAGATAATGGACGATTCTGAATCAATGCTGAATAAATGGTGCTATTATACTCTTTACATTTTTCAGAACAAATTCTCATCTTTTCTGATTGACTTAGAGATAAGTTGGTCTTTAAAGTTGAAAAGTATGAAGAATCCAAAACTTTATATTGTAGTTTTTTGCTAGATTCCCATAAAGTTTTTGCTAATTCAGATACTGTTGTATCAAATTCATATGATACAGGGTTAAGTAATGGTGAACGATACTCTAAAGATTCTTCAATATAACCCAAGTCAATAA